CATTATCTCAATCTTATCCAAGAACTCTGGAATAATCGAAATAAACGCACTCACCAAGGTGTATCTAGTGAAAAGAATCACATGACCCTTCTCATAAGTCAAGTTCAGCAGGAACAAAGCCAATGTCCATGATTTACCACTTCCCCTTCCTCCCGTAATCAAATAGTACCTCGTGTCAGGCTGCTCGTAGAATAATGGCTTGTAATCGTCTAAAAGTTGAATCATAGCTAAATTAATTAATTGGGGATTTCCATTTTCCGTTTCATTCTCGTACACTCAGAAACATACCCCCCCCATGGGTAAATTATTTAATTGGGGAATTCCACTTTCCAACCTGTTTCCGTACACTCACAACAACACCCTACCCTATATACTTGGTATTCAAGTAGTTATATCTCATCCTCATCTACTATCTTAGCGTTCTCAATTGCTACTTGTTTACCTATCCATTGGATCGGCGGGGCTATTTTTTCCCCGTTGCTAGTTATATCCACTTGCTGTTTGGGTAGTCCGAATCTATAGGATAGCCAAAGTTTAATAGCGTTGGTATCCCCTTGGGCACACTTCATCAACAAGGCTTCCCAAATTTTATCGGGTACACAAAGGGAATCCATTTGCTCAATTAGCTTGATCTCTTGAATCTTTGGAGGCCTTCCGCTGTTTGGCCTTGGCCCGCCGCGTTGTTTCTTTTCCATGCTTTACAATAACCTGTAAAAAAAATAGGTTTATTTTGGTTAATCAAACCAAAGGTAGTTTAAAAAAAATATACTATTCCATTAAAAATAATTTACAATTTACTTGCATTTAATTGCGGACCTTTGTAATATTGTATAACATTTAACCCTAACTAATTAAATATGACAGACTTACTAATTATTTCGCTCGGCACAATCTTAATTTTTGCCCTAACTTATTTCCTAACCCCTAAAACTAAAACAGTATGAATAAGACCTTAAAAAAAATCGGACTAGTCATTTACTATATAATCGCATTAATCCCAATTTTTATACTGGGTTACATGCTCGGCTTAAAACTACTTTAAACACTAAACACTAAACACTAAACACTAAACACTAAAAACTATGGAAACTTTATTGGGAACTGGTAACAGCAAGCTAGTAAAAACAGCTAAAAAATTCGACGTCAAAATAAATAATTTTTCGATACCAGCTGGTAACGACAAAAAGAGTGGAAAAATAACCTGTCCCTTTGCTGGCAGCTGCATTAAACTTTGTTACGCTAAAAAAGGCGCGTATCGTTGGGGTAATGTGGAACGCGCGCTAACTCGACGTTACGAATCTAGCAAGGAAACTAATTTTGTAGATCGCATTACCTGGGAACTAAGTCGAATTAAAAAAAATAAACAGCTTTACATCCGTATACATGACAGCGGGGATTTTTATAGTCCTGCATACTTTGCAAAGTGGTTAGAAATTGCGCGTTTAAATCCAACGGTTAGATTTTACGCGTATACTAAATCCCATTCGTTTATTCGTGGTATTCAGTTACCAGAAAATTTTGATCTAATTTTTTCCCTGGGATCAACTAAGGACGAACTAATTGACCAGGAAACGGAAAGGCATTCAAAGATTTTTTACTCAGCTGATGAAATGATCGACCAGGGATATACAGATGCGAGCGAATACGACCTACTAGCTACCAAATGGTTTACTGAAAATAACAAAATAGGCTTAATCATTCACTAAAATAAACAAAAAGAAAAAATGAGAAGTAAATTTAGAAAATTCGTTACTATTTCAGGACGTGAAATTTATGTACGTTGGAATTTAAGTAAAAAGGTTTTTACCATTAAAACCGACGCGGCGACCTATAAGACCTACAAATTACCAGAAAATGAGTTTAATTATAATTTATTTAATACTGGTAATGATTGGCAAAATTACCTGCGAACGTCGCAAGATTATTTTGTAATTAAATAAACAAAGGCCCTAGAAATAGGGCTATTTCTTTACCTTAAAACACTACAAAAATGGGAAAATTTATGATTTCTAAATTTCAAGGTATTTGCGCTGAATCTGGCGCAAAGATCAAAAAAGGTGATCCAATTTATTTTGACGGTTTGGCCTTTTGTAGCTACTCAACTAAATACAAAAAACTCAATGAAATAGACCATTTGGCAAAATTTGTAGAATCCGAACAAAGCGCCTATTTCGATAATTTTTGCCTAAAAAATAACATCTAAAAACATGAATGATCTATTTAATACGCCTGAAATCTGGCCCGCTAAATTGCGGGCTTTACTTGCTTTATACATGACTATGGAACAAAGCTATAGTAATTTAATACAGCTTGAAATTGACCTTAAAAAACTAGGTTATTCGATCGATTACGGGCTAGACTGTATTCCCTATAATTTGCACAAAATACAGCCTTAATTTCGGTCTATTTTTAGCCCGTTTAAGACCTTCAAAATTTCACCTATGTAACACCACTCTAAAAAAAATATCTCTTTACCACGGCCTTAAAAATGCCCTCCTTGACCTTCCTAGGTTTGAAGGTTGCCATGCCATGCCGAACCCCCACGGGCACGAATGGGCACGGCCGACCCGACCCCCATAGTGTAAAACATGGCGGATTGACCCATAGTGTAAAACAAAACCAGTTCGAACCCCCTAGTGTAAAACAAAACCAGGTTGACCCCCTGGTGGAAAATAAAATTTCTCTGGGGTGTTAGTGTAAAACAAAACCATTTATCCAAGAAAATTACCCTTAGTGTAAAACAAAAATAATTTTGACAATTCACTTGCATTTGTTGTGCAGACTCTTGTACCTTAGCATCGTTATTCACTTAAACACAAACAAAATGTTAAAAGATCACCACTTTATCCTTGAGCAGTCAGGGTTTACCCTGGAGCTCGAATCCTTTCAGAACGAAGGCATTGTCCTAGACCTATTCTTTGGCAATGGCAAGTCCCTTACCCTTGAGCTGTACGATGACCTAAACGAGCGGTTTACAGACCACTATCGGGTTATCTGTGCCATCCTTGACCCTTTTATTGTTGAACAACTAGAAGCCAATGTACGCCAATGCTTTACGAAATGATGACTGCTACCGAGTACGGTGTACTACGGGGCTTTACCGAAAAATCTACTAGGGTTCACCAGATTATCCGCTCAGGTGTATGGCCTGAAGAATGGGTGTATCCGCCTAAGAGATTAGGCAATCAATGGGTTTTATTTGTATCAACTAACTGGATAAACAATGGTAGAGGAAAAAATTGAGCAGTGGATTCTTGAAAACTTCGGGGAAGTACCCCCTAGTATAAAAATAGAAATTCTTAAAACCTTCGAGCTGTATTGGGATGAGATTAGTTTCCGATACGCAGAGATTAAAACACTAGACAAGTATAAACACTTAAAATAATGGAAGACCTAGTAAAAACACTAGACCAGTTAATAGGAGAATTGTACATCATTAAAACACGAAAATCATGAAAGAACTAATTGCAATCCAGTCGGAGCTTAAAGCTCCAAAGAACCAATTCAATGCCTTTGGCAAGTATAAGTACCGATCCGTAGAGGATATCTTGGAGGCAGTAAAGCCTTTGCTTCTAAAGTACGAATGCACCTTGACTATGGAAGACGAGGTGAAAGAAGTAGGAGGTCTTGTCTTCATAGAAGCTACCGCTGCAATCCAGGTAGATAAAGAAGGCAGAACGGAAGGCAGAGCAGTAACTGCCCAGGCAGGTATTGACATCAACCGCAAGGGTATGGATGTGGCTCAGAGTTTTGGTAGTTCCTCCAGCTATGCTCGTAAGTATGCATTGAATGGGCTCTTTTTAATTGACGATACAAAAGACCCTGATTCGACCAACGATCATGGTGGTAAAAAAGAGGAGTTAACTCCTGCACATGTGAAGTGGAACGGAGCAAAGGATTCTTTAGCTAATGGCAAGGTAACCTTAGAGCAAATTAAGTCGGTTTATATTCTTACAGCACAAAACGAAAAACTTCTATTAGCATGAACTTTAAATGCAGAGCAAGTGCCCTTGGTCAATTGATGACTAACGCACGGAGTAAAACAGAATCTTTGTCTCAGACAACTAAGAGTTACCTAGAGGATTGGTACAAGGAGCAGATTTACGGAGTAAAGAAGCAGATTAAGAGTAAGTACATCCAGAAGGGATTGGCATTAGAAGATACGGCTATCGAGTTTTACTCGGTAGCTATGAACAAGGACTTCATGATTAAGAATCTTGACCACTTCGAGGATGATTTTTTTACAGGTACTCCCGATTGTTTCCACGAGGGTATAGTCTATGATTTTAAAACCTCGTGGGACTGCTTTACTTTCCCTCTGTTTGACGATTCCCCTGACATGGGGTACTACTATCAACTTCAGGTTTATATGCACTTGACGGGCTTAAAAAAGGCTAAGTTGGTTTACACCCTTCAGGACACTCCAGAGTTCTTGACTTATGAGGAGCCAGTAAGCTACTCCCATGTGGAAGATAAGTACAGAATCAAGGAGTTTGACATCGATTATGACCCCTCTGTGATTGAGATGGCTAAGGCTAAGGTATTGGAGTGCAGAGAGTATTTAAACGGAATGGCGGTATGACACCTCGTGAAAATGCACATGAAATATTTTATAGGATTTGGGCTTGGTTAGATGATAAAGACAAGGACACAGCATTAGAATTGTCTATATTATTTTCAAAGATGATGTTAGATAATGCAGGTATGATTTGGGGAGGTAGAAATACCGAAACTGGACTTACTGCAAGAGATGAATTTAGAAAGTATTGGTATGAAGTTAAACAAGAAATAGAAAAACTATGACATCACTGACTCAGGAACAGAAAGACGAGATAGTTAGGCTATATAAACTTAAAGTAATTAATAAGAATATAGCTACTATACTAAATATTAGTAAGCATCTAGTTAATAATTATATATACAAGGAGTATCTGTTGACCAACGAGAGAGCCAAGAATACTTGCTCTCACTTGAAGCACGCAGATCAGGTACTTGAATTATATAAGAAGGGTATATCATATAAAGAAATTATGTATATGACTGGTATAAAATACCATCATTTATGTGAAATTCTAAAGCTCACAAATGAGAGGAGGGTCAACCCCCTTAGTATAAAAATAGTGAGACAAATAGAGAATATGGTAGCGGAAAAAAGAAGGACTTGCGACATAGCAAAAGAGCTAAATTTAGACTACAATAGAGTCTCACATTGGGTTCGAAAAGCCAAGAAGGAGGGTGTACACTAGTTTACACTAAGTGTACACCTAAGTGTAAACCAAAATCGGCCTCCATTGGCTCCAATCGCAATAAGTGAACACTTT